AATCAATAGCTTAGGAATCATAGGAGATACCAGAAGATGAGCTACGTTAGTGACTGATAAAGGCTTGTTAGCTACAGTTGCGGAATACGTGCTAGTTTACTGAGCAGACCCGCATGTGAGACGTACTCCGTAGGCATCATAGTAAAATATTACTTGACAAATTCTAATAAGTATGGTATAATAGTTGTACTAAGGAGAAAAACGCTAAGTTAGTTCCTAAGTAAATACAATATAAAAAACAAATAATATAAAAACTACTTAGTTAACTTCTAAGTATAACTTAGAAGAGAAGTAATTTTAAATGTTAGTCTCTACTCACGTAGGAAAAGGCTTAGAAGTGAACTTAGAAGATAAAGAAGATAATTCAGTTGTTGTGTCTATACCACGTAGGGGTCGTCCTCCTAAGGCTGTCGTAGAAGCTAAGCGTAAAAGAGGTAAGGTTGGTAGACCCCAGGGTGACACAGGAAGAATACAAGAATTTAAAGCTAGACTCCTGAGTACTACTGGAACTAAGGTCATAGACACTGTCTTAAGAAAAGCCTTAGACGATGAAGACAAAGATCAGGTCGCATGTCTAAAGATGTGCATGGATAGACTTCTACCTGTCTCACTCTTTGAAAAGGATGCTAAGGGTCAGCGGAATGCTGTAACAATTAACATTACTGGCTTGGGTGAGACTAGGGTGGAAGCTGTAGAGACCATCGATATGGAAGAAGAAGATGAATCTTAACTTCGAGCTCCTTCCCTGGCAAAAGAAAGTATTTAGCGATGACACAAGGTTTAAGGTTATCGTAGCAGGACGACGTTGTGGTAAGAGTAGACTCTCAGCAGTAGCCCTCTTGGTAGAGGGACTGAGATGTCCTCAAGGCTCAGCAGTGATGTATGTAGCTCCTACCCAAGGGCAAGCAAGACAGATTATCTGGGACTTGCTGATGGAGCTGGGTAGAGATGTAATCAGTAACAGCCATGTCAACAACATGGACATCACACTGATTAACGGTGCTAAGATCTACGTCAGAGGTGCTGATAGACCTGATACCCTTCGAGGAGTCAGCTTAACATTCCTGGTCTTGGACGAGGTAGCTGACATAAAGCCTGACACATGGGAGAAGGTCTTACGTGCTTCGTTATCAGACAAAAAGGGTAAAGCACTCTTTATTGGGACTCCGAAGGGACGCAACTGGTTCTACGATATGTATAACCTCGGTACGTCGGAGGAAGATGAAGAGTGGAAGAGCTGGCACTTCACAACCAAAGACAATCCGCTTATTGATCCGAAAGAGATTGAGGGAGCTAAAAAGACTTTATCGTCATTCAGTTTTAAGCAGGAATACGAAGCAAGCTTTGATAACGCAGGAACAGACTTATTCAAAGAACAATGGATAAAGTATGGAGAAGAACCTGTTGAAGGTGTTTATTACATAGCAATAGACTTAGCAGGGTTTACCAATGTTAACTACTCCTCTGCAAGATCAAAGAAACTAGATGAATCCGCTATCGCTGTGGTTAAAGTAACTGAAGATGGTGAATGGTTTATAAAGAAGATTGAGCATGGACGCTGGGATGTTAAGGACGCAGCAGCTAGGATTCTTAAGAACATTAGAGACTTTCAGCCAGTAGGTGTAGGAATTGAAAGAGGAACTGTACGTAATGCTGTACTGCCCTACCTCAGTGATCTAATGAGATCAAACAACGTATATGCAACAATACAAGACTTAACGCATGGTGGTAAACAAAAGACTGAAAGGATTGTCTGGGCATTACAAGGACGATTCGAGCATGGTAAGGTAACACTGAATGAAGAAGAAGATTGGACACAGTTTGTGGATCAGCTTCTAATGTTCCCTACTTCGCAGGTGCATGACGACTTAGTAGATGCTTTATCTTATGTCGACCAGTTAGCTGTAACAACATACTTTACAGATGAGATGGACGATGAATATGAACCTAATGACTTTATATCGGGATATTAAATGAGTATAACTGGTAGCTTATTTCGGATGGTTGCTCCTGCGTTAGTGGATAACCTGGAAGCACAAGGCTTGTTTAAAGGAACTACTAGAGCAACACCTAGTCTTGTCCCTGAGATGTTCATTGGTAGAGAAGGTATTAGTAACTTAGGAGCAGCAGGTATTACAGACGCTCCTGCACTAACTAAAACATTAGAAGACGCACAGCGTGATTGGTTTAGATTACCTGCTGAGGAGTGGGATGCTTTATATCCTAAGCAAGGCATAGCGTTTGATCCTGTAGCAAACAAGGCAATGCTAGAGATCAGCGATAAGAACGTAGACTTACGCAAAGGTATAGACCTAAACAAGATCCCTGAGAATGAAGTCTTAGCATTCGATGAAGTATTCAAAGCAGATACGTTAAAGAAAGCTTACCCAGACATCGAAGACGTTACTGTTAGCTTTATCGATGATCCTGTCTCCTCTCGCTTAGCAGCCTATGCTCCTGAGCAGAACATGATTCTGTTTAATCGTCAGCATCCTGACTGGAGACAAGCAGATACCCCAGTTAAAGTAGCTCTACACGAGATCCAACACTACGTTCAAGGTAAAGAACTATTCACACAAGGTGAGAGCTTTACTGGTGTTCTAAACCAGAACGACTCCTACAATCAAGCAACCAGTTCCTTAACAAAAGCTATTACTCAATCTCCTGCTGAAAGCCTACGCTTTGGAAAGACAGAGAAGCTTGGGTTTAATCCTGACAACGTGGCAGAAGCAATTGCTGCGTTATCTAGACCAGATGGACTATCTGCTCGTAAATCTTTAGAGCAATCTTTTAAAGATAAACAAATGGTAGATAAGTTTATAGCAAAAGCTAGTAATTATCCTACAATAAGCACAGCACTCCAAGCTAAAGACCAAGCAAGTAAGGGTTATAATAAATCTGTAGCAGACTACATGAAAGTAGCTGGAGAAGTATTTGCTCGTCAAACTGAGCAACGTCGTGGTATGGACGTGTCAGAACGTCTAGCACAACCTGCTATGAGAGCAATCGAGACTGATCCTGCAAACATGAGAGCAGGTGTGACGATTGATAACATGACTGCTCCTCGTGCTGGTACTACAGAACAAGCTGCTGACTATACAATTAATCCTGGCAAAACTCAACGATCTAACACCACTCCTACGTATGAAAAAGCATTTGATCTTTTAAACGTAGGCGAAGGAGATACAGTGCTAGACTATGGTGCTGGCATGGGTCTAGGATCTTCATCTGCTCGTAAACGTGGTGCGAATGTGGTAACTTTTGAACCAATTCCTCCTAAAGACTTTACTCCAGACTTTACAAACGCTGCTGATATTCCTGAAGCAGTAGCAAACAAAGCTGTTAATATGAATGTTTTAAACGTATTGCCTCCTGCTCAGCGTAACGAAGCAGTGACAAGCATTGGTAGATCGTTGATGCCTAACGGAGAAGCAATCATTAATGTACGAAGTGCAGCAGAAGTAAACTCTGCTAAAAATAAAATTAAATCAGAAGACGGTTATATTATTGGTTCTGGTAAAGAAAGAACTTTCCAAAAAGGATTTACTCAAAAAGAATTAAAAAGTTATGTAGCAGAAACACTAGGTGATGGTTATGTTGTTGAGAGTGTACCTGGATTATCAGGTGCTACAGTTAGGATTAAAAAACTAGAAAGTGCTGCTCCTGTTCAGTTTACTGATCCATTTCAAATGCAAGTACCACAATCCACAATCCCTGAAGGAATGTAAGAATGGCTGAATTTAAAGAAGATATTACAACAGAAGATGATCGTGAGTTAGTCTCATTCATCGTAGATCATTGCAATCGTTGGAGAGATCACCGAGATGTAAACTATTTAGATAAATGGGAAGAGTATGAAAGATTATTCAGAGGAATCTGGGATGGGCTTGACAAGACTCGTGAGTCCGAAAGATCTCGTCTTGTTACTCCCGCCCTCCAACAAGCTGTGGAGTCGAAGCAAGCTGAGATTTCTGAAGCTGTCTTTGGTCGTGGTGAGTTCTTTGATATTGTTGATGATCGTATGGATCAAGACAAGAATGACATTGCTTTAGTACGTCAACAGATGCATGAGGACTTTAAGTTCTCAAAGGTTAAGAAAGCATTAGATGATATTATTCTCTTAGGAGAACTATACGGTACAGGTATCGGAGAGATTACCGTAGAAGAGAAGACAGTGATGTCTCCTTCCACCCAGCCTATCCCTGGCACTGCTATGGCAGCTATCGGTGTAAGTGAACAGAAGAAGTTCATGGTTCAACTCCACCCAATCAACTGTCGTAACTTCCTCATTGACCCTAATGCTCGTGATATAGAATCATCCTTAGGTGTTGCAATTGAGGAGTATGTCCCTTATTATAAGATTGTTCAGGGCATGGTCGATGGCACATATCGTAAGGTAGGAATCACTCCTAGCTACAGCGACATGAGCTTAGAACCTGTCCAAGAGATATCTCCTAAGCAGGATGACAAGGTACGAGTCATTCGTTACTATGGTCTTGTTCCTAAGGAGTACTTAGAAGAGTTACAAAAGAAAGACGGAGAAGAGATTGTAGATCTATTCCCTGAGGGTTCTATGGCTGAAGACTACCAAGACATGGTAGAGGCTATCGTCATCATCGCTGATGATCAGTGGCTCTTAAAAGCTGAAGAGAATCCTTACATGATGAAGGATCGTCCTATTGTCGCTTATCAAGCTGACTCCATGCCTGGTCGTTTCTGGGGTCGTGGTACTGCTGAGAAGGGCTACAATATGCAGAAGGCTATTGACGCTCAGATCCGTAGTCACTTAGATTCTTTAGCTCTTACTACCTCACCTATGATGGCTATGGATGCTACAAGGCTACCACGTGGTGCTAAGTTTGATGTACGTCCTGGTAAGAACATCTTAGTCAATGGTAATCCTAACGAGATCATGATGCCATTCAAGTTTGGTACAACTGATCCTCAGAACTTCCAGACTGCTCAGAACTTCCAAGCAATGCTCCTCCAAGCTACAGGTACAATTGATAGTACTGCTATGCCTGGACAAGTAGCTGCTGGGGAAGCCTCAGGTGCTGGTCTTTCTATGGCTCTCTCAGGCTTAATGAAGAAGAATAAACGTACCTTGATTAACTTCCAAGAAGACTTCTTAATCCCCTTCATTACTAAAGCTGCCTACAGATTCATGCAGTTTGACCCTGATCGTTATCCTGTACAAGACTTTGTGTTCTTGCCTGTATCTACCCTAGGAATGGTAGCTCGTGAGTACGAACAACAGCAGATGATGGGCTTAATGTCCACCTTAGGAGCAGAATCTCCTATAGTTCCTCTGCTATTACAGGGTGTAATTCAGGGTTCTAGTATCTCTAATCGTGAAGAAATCGTATCAGGACTCCAACAAATGAGCCAACCTGACCCAATGCAGCAGCAAATGCAGCAACTTGCCATGGCTACAGCTCAGGCTACCCTGCAGAAGACCCAGGCTGAGGCTGCTAAGGCGATGGCTGAGGCACAAAGAGCTGGAGCTCAGGCTCAGGCAATCCCTGTAGAGACTCAAATCAAGGCTGTAGAGGCTGCGAACAAGCCACAGGGTGCTGACCCCTTTACACAGGTGGAAAAAATCGCTAATCTAGCCCTTAAAGAGGCTGATATGATGTCTAATGAGCGTATTGCTATGTTACAAACTGCTACAAAAATGCAATAAAGCTTGACAAATTGTAAAAAGTATGTTATAATATAAGTATATATTACCACAATAAACTCTCCTTGTCAAGGAAAAAGAGAATGAATAGAGAACTACAAGATTACTACGAAAATAGATTCAGTATGACAGCTACCCAGGGGTGGCGGGATCTGTTAGAAGACATAGATTTAATGCTTAGCTCCACAGACACCGTCAAAGGTGTAGAAACTGTTGAGCAGCTCCACTTCAGAAAGGGCGAAGTCTCTATCATGACGTGGCTTAAGAACTTAAAACAGTCTAGCGAAGAAGTATATGAGCAGCTTCAGCAGGAAGAAGACAATGCCCAGACGACTGTTTGAATTTGAATGTAAGAATTCGCATATCACCGAAGCCTTCGTCGATGTAGACACAAAAGAAGTTCGGTGTGGTGAGTGTGGCGAGATTGCTACTCGCATTCTTTCCTCTCCTAGGTTGGGTTTAGATCCAATCTGTGGAGATTTCCCTAGTGCTACTGCACGATGGGCAAAGATGAGAGCTGAGAAGCTGACATTGGAAAGAAAAACAAAAGCAAATCACGGCTCGTAAATGGACTCTTGACCACCGAGCTATTTTAAATGTCCTAAAATCGCATTGCGACAGGAGAATATACATGGCTGCTAATTTTATCGAACGGCAAGAAGAAGTAACTGACGAGAAGTACATTGATCCAACACAAGACGTAGCACTACCAGAGTCTACTGAACAAGTAGAACAACCTGAAGAGGCTGCTCCTGAACTACCTGAGAAGTATCGTGGTAAAGCTCTAGACGAGATTATCAGGATGCATCAAGAAGCCGAGAAGTTAATCGGACGACAGGCACAAGAGGTTGGTGAAGTACGTAAGTTAGCTGACTCACTTCTAAAGCAACAACTCGAAACGAAGCACGACACACAGCCAAGTAAAGCACAAGAGATTGATTGGTACGAAGACCCTGCTAAGGCAGTAAATCAGGCAGTAGCGAATAACCCACTCTTAAAGCAATTGCAAGAACAACAGGCTCAACAAGCCCAAGTAGGTGCATTGCAGACGATTGAGAAAGCTCATCCTGATTATTTAAGTGTAGCACAATCTGAAGACTTTGCTTCTTGGATTCAAGGATCAAAGGTACGGATGGAATTATTTGCTAAGGCAAACAACTACGATGTAGATTCAGCATTAGAATTGCTAGAGACTTATAAGTCTATACGCAACGTCAAACAACAAAAAGTAGAAGCTACTAAAGCTGCTGACGAATCGCTGAAGAAGGTCGATGGAGAAAGCCGAAGCAAGGCACTTAAGACTGCTGCTGTCCAACAAGGTGGCACTGGAGAGTCAACAAAACCTGTTTATCGTCGTGCAGATCTTATTCGCTTAAGAATGCAAGACCCATCTAGATACGAAAGCATGGCAGAAGAAATTCTACAAGCTTACGCAGACGGAAGGGTACGTTAATTTAATTTAATTTTAGGAGATTTAAAATGGCAACAGCAGCATACCCAGGTGGGTCAGGTTCAATCGTAGCAAAAACACAAGCAGATAAATTCATTCCAGAGATTTGGTCTGATGAAGTAATCGCTGCATATCAGAAAAACCTAGTATTGGCAAACCTGGTCAATAAAATGACCATGAAAGGTAAGAAGGGCGATACGCTCCATATTCCTAAGCCAACACGTGGTGTTGCAACAGCTAAAGCAGCTAACACTACAGTTACTATCCAAGCTGATACCGAGACAGAAGTATTAGTTTCGATTGACCAGCATTTCGAGTACTCACGTTTCATCGAGGACATCGTCGAAGTTCAGGCTTTGGCATCACTACGTCGTTTCTACACTGACGACGCTGGCTATGCTTTGGCTAAGAAAGTTGACGACACGTTGTTTGGTTTAGGTAAGTCTTTCGGTAACGGTGACGCTTCTGACTGGACACACAGCACCAGCTATTACATCGACACTTCTACTGGTCTCACAGCTTACGCTGAAGACACTGTAGTTGCTGCTGACGTATTCACTGACGCTGGCTTCCGTGCCTTGATCAAGCTCATGGACGATGCTGATACCCCAATGGATGGTCGTTTCTTCGCTGTTCCTCCATCACTTCGTGCAGCTATCATGGGTATTGATCGTTACAATAGCTCTGATTTCGTTGATGGTCGTGGTGTAAACAACGGTCAGATCGGTCAGCTCTATGGTATCGATATCTATGTAACAAGTAATGCTCCAATCATTGAAACTGATGCTAACAACAGCGTTGGTGGAGATGTTAAAGCAGCTATCTTGGCTCATCGTGATACAATGGTATTGGCTGAGCAGATGTCTGTACGTAGCCAAACTCAGTACAAACAAGAGTATTTATCTACTCTGTACACTGCTGACACCCTCTACGGTGTTAAAGTAGTACGTCCTGAGACTGGCTTTGTATTAGCAGTCAACGGCTAATAGTAGTTCCTAAGACTCTCCAGCTTCGGCTGGGGAGTTTTCTTTAAGTGCATTCGCTGAGTGTATTTAAACAAATAAGGAGATAGACCTTGGCAATTTATCGTGGAGCAGGTGGTTCAGGTGATGCTACTCAAGACGCTGCAAGTGAAGTACTCTTAGCACTACAAGCTAAAGACGCTGCTATTGCTGCACAGGTAGCTGCAGAGGCAGCACAGGTTGCTGCACAAACTGCTGAAACAAACGCTGAATTAGCAGAAACCAATGCAGAGACGGCAGAGACTAATGCGGAGACTGCTGAAACCAATGCAGAAACTGCAGAGACTAACGCTGCAAGTTCCGCTAGTGCTGCTTCTACATCCGCTACAAACGCTGCTGCATCAGCATCCACAGCCACTACTCAAGCTACTAACGCATCTACTTCAGCGTCTGCTGCGTCTACTTCAGCAAGTAATGCTTCATCATCTGCTTCTAGTGCAACGTCTTCAGCATCTACTGCTACGACTCAAGCCACTAACGCAAGCACTTCTGCTTCTGCAGCAAGTACTTCAGCTACCAATGCTGCGACAAGTGCATCGGCTGCTTCCACATCTGCTACAAACGCAGCAAGTTCCGCTACATCCGCATCAGGAAGTGCTAGTACTGCTACGACACAGGCTACTAACGCAAGCAACAGTGCATCTGCTGCATCTACTTCGGAAACCAATGCTGCTTCCTCAGCTTCTGCTGCATCGACTTCAGCAACCAATGCTAGTAATTCTGCTTCTGCAGCAAGTACTTCTGCAACTAATGCTAGTAACTCTGCGTCTTCTGCATCTACGTCAGCATCTAACGCATCGACTGCACAGGCTGCTGCTGAGGCTGCTCGTGATTCTGCTTTATCTGCTTATGATAACTTTGATGATAGATACTTAGGTCCTAAATCTACTGCCCCTACATTAGACAATGATGGTAATGCTCTTTTAACTGGGGCTTTATACTACAATACTGTATCCAGCGTAATGAATGTATATACTGGCTCAGCATGGGTAGCTGCTTATGTGTCCGCTGCTGGTGTATTGTTAGTAGCTAATAACTTATCTGATGTCGCAGATGCACCTACTGCTAGAGCTAATCTAGGTATTACTGTTACTGATCTATTAGAAAATAATCAAACTATTGCAACAAACTATACCGTAACTGCTTCTAAAAATGCATTAGCGGTTGGACCAATAACAATAAACACAGGAATATCTGCTACAGTAGGTACAGGTCAAAGATGGTTAATTTTAAATTAAGGAATTAATATGAGCAACTTAAAAATTCAAGGGAATGCTAGTGGAGCTGGCACAACTACATTACAGTCAGGCAATACTTCATCTAGCGTAACCTTTTCATTACCTATCGCTGACGGAACAAGTGGTCAAGCAATAACAACCGATGGTTCTGGGGTTCTATCGTTTGCTTCTGTTGGTACAGATGCAAGTAATATTACTAGTGGTACTTTAGCAGTAGCTCGTGGCGGTACAGGCGTTACAACTTCTACAGGCACAACAAATGTAGTATTAAGTAATTCACCTACTTTAGTTACTCCTGTTCTTGGAACACCATCAAGCGGTACTCTAAGCAGTTGTACTGTAGATGGTACAGATGCCGTTGGCTTTAGAAATGTTCCTGTTAATTCTCAATCTGCTCTATACACATTAGTTCTTGCAGATTCGGGTAAGGTTATTCTTCATCCATCAACAGACGCTAATGCTAGGACATTTACTATTCCAGCAAATTCTTCTGTTGCCTATCCAGTTGGCACAGCAATTACATTTATTAACATGACAAGTCAGGTTGTAACTATTGCTATTACGACTGACACTATGTATTTAAGTTCTGCTGGTACGACTGGTTCTAGAAATTTAGCTCAATATGGATCAGCAACAGCCATTAAAATTACTTCAACTAACTGGCTTATTTCGGGGAGTGGACTAACATGAGTGGAGTTACACAAGCTACATTTATGAACCAAAGGTCTTTTGGTTTTAGTGTTGAAGTTGAATACTTAATTGTTGCTGGTGGCGGAGCTGGCGGTCAAATGTGGGGCGGTGGCGGAGCTGGCGGTTTTAGAACAGCATCAGGATTTGCCGTATCCTCTGGTTCTGAAACCACAGTAACTGTAGGTGCTGGCGGAGCTGGACAAGCATTTACAGGGAGTAATACTTCTTTAAATAGTAATAAAGGATCAAATTCAGTTTTTAGTACCATTACAGCAAACGGTGGCGGTGGTGGCGATAGTTACCAAATGCCAACTGCGGCAAATACAAATGGCGGCTCTGGCGGTGGGGGAGGATTGAGTGGTGCAAATGGTGGAGCAGGTGGAACAGGAACATCTGGACAAGGAAACAATGGCGGATCAGGTTCTACATCAGGTCCAAATTACGGAGGTGGTGGTGGCGGCGGTGCGGGAGCAGTTGGCGGAAACGGAACAAGCACAACTGGAGGTGTGGGCGGTGCTGGTTCTGCATCAAGCATTACTGGAACTTCAGTAACATATGCTGGCGGTGGCGGTGGCGGAACATATACTGGTGGAACTGCTGGAGCAGGTGGAGCAGGTGGTGGAGGAGCTGGATCAAATACAGGTATAAATGCTGCTGGTGGAGGAACGAATGGTACAGTTAATACTGGAGGCGGTGCGGGCGGTTCACACAGCGAATCAAGCACATCTACAAGCGCAAGTGGCGGTTCAGGTATTGTTGTTATTCGTTATGCTGACACATTTCCAGCTGCCACATCTACAACTGGTTCTCCGACTATCACAGTTTCAGGCGGTTATCGGATATATAAATGGACTTCTTCAGGCTCAATTACATTGTAAGGATTAAAAATGGCACATTTTGCAAAAGTAGAAGAAAACATTGTTACTCAAGTAATTGTTGCTGAACAAGATGTTATAGATTCAGGTCTTTTTGGTACAGGATGGGTTCAGACTTCCTACAATACATATGGTGGGCAACATCCTGAAGGTAGACCATTGCGTAAAAACTTTGCTGGTATTGGATACACTTATGACAGCCAAAGAGATGCCTTTATTCCACCACAACCATTTCCAAGTTGGTTATTAAGCGAGGAAACTTGTTTATGGAGTTCTCCAGTACCTTATCCTACCGATGTAGGCACAGCAGAGAATCCTAAGAGATATTCATGGGATGAAACAACAACATCTTGGGTAGAACGAAATGACTGAATCTGAACTCAAACTACTAAGCCACGAAGAAGTCTGTAAGGTTCGATACGAACAGATTAATGCTAGACTAAAGAGACTAGAACAGATTCTTCTCGGTACTGCTGGATTTATCATTATAACCTTGTTAACACTGGTACTTAAATGAGTAGACCACATTCCGTAGGCAAGAATCTTACTGCTAATACATTAACAACAATGTTTACTGTTCCAACTCGGAACATTGCTAGGTGGACTTTATTGTACGCTTATAACGGTACATCTTCTGCTAAGAACTTCAGAGCATTCTGGTATGATTCTTCTGAGAATGTAGAGGTTGCTGTAGTATATGATTATTCTTTAACAGGTAAGAACTTCTTACGTATTGATGGACAGGCTTATGTAGTCTTAGACGAGCATGATGAGATTCGTGTATTAGTTGAAACTGGTGCAACGAATGCAAGCTGTATTGTAACATTAGAATTAGAGCAACGCAGTACCGTACAAAACTTTGCATAAGGATAATCATGCCACTCGCTAAAGGTAAGTCTCAAAAGACAATCAGTAAAAACATTTCTAAGATGGTTAAAGAAGGAAGACCACAGAAACAAGCAGTCGCAATCGCATTACAAACAGCTAAAGTAGCTAAACCAAAGAAAAGGAAATAATATGCCAATGGTCAAAGACAAGAAGTTCCCTTATACAACTAAGGGTAAGAAGCAAGCTAAGTCGTATGCTCAGAAAACAGGCATGAAGATGACTACTCCTAAAGCTAAACCAGCTAAGAAGATGGGTGCAATGCGTGGCTACTAAGCCTGGCTTGTATTCCAACATCGCAGCTAAACGTAAAAGGATAGCTCAGGGATCTGGAGAGAAGATGCGTAAGGTAGGCAGCAAAGGTGCTCCTACTGCTAAACAATTTAAGGAAGCTGCTAAGACAGCAAAGAAGAGATAATGGTTAAGAAGGTATATCAGAATCCTGAAGGTGGTTTAAACGCTAAAGGAAGGGCTTACTTCAATAAGAAGACAGGCTCTAACCTGAAGCCTCCAGTTTCTGCTAAAGAGGCTGCAAAGTCCCCTAAAGCTGCTGGAAGACGTAAGTCCTTTTGTGCTCGTATGAGTGGTGTTAAAGGAGCTATGAAGGATGAGAAAGGCAGACCAACTCGCAAAGCCTTAGCATTAAAGAAGTGGGATTGTTAATTAAGGTATTGACTTTTAATCAATTTTATGGTATAATATAAGACATGAACTATATTCAACTAGTAAACGATGTGCTGATAAGGCTGCGTGAGCCTGAGGCTTCCTCGGTTTCTGATAATGCCTATGTAAAATTGATTGCTAGGTTTGTCAATGATTCTAAGAGAGTCGTAGAAGACTCCTACAATTGGAATGCTTTGTCTGATACTCTATCAGCAACCACCACAGCAGATGTATTTAACTATGTTCTAGTAGGCTCAGGACAAAGATTTAGAGTTATTGATGTTATTAACGATACTCAGAATGCATTCGTAGAACTAGCCTCTACTAGGTGGATGGATCAGCAGTTCCTAATGACCACTCCTCAGAAGGGGTCTCCTGCATATTATAACTTCAATGGTGTTAATTCCAGTGGAAATACTCAGGTAGACTTATACCCTATTCCTGATGGTGCTTATAATCTACGTTTTAATATTATTAAACCACAAGTACCCTTAGCAGTTAATGCTGATAATTTATTAGTACCAGAAGAGCCTGTAATCCTAGGTGCTCTTGCAAGGGCTCAGGCAGAGCGTGGTGAGGACGGAGGAGTCCAGGCAGGGGAGACATATCAATTAATGAAGCAGAGCTTAGCAGACGCTATAGCACTCGAATCAGGACGGTATATAGAAGAACAGCAGTGGGTCTGGAACTAATGGCTAGTCCACTACAGACAGCATCAATAGCAGCTCCTGGATTCTATGGACTTAACCTCCAAGAGTCTAGTATTACTTTGTCTTCTGGTTATGCATTAAAAGCTCAAAACTGTGTGATCGATAAGTATGGTCGTATCGGTGCAAGACGAGGATGGACTACAGTAAACTCTGCAGTTAATACTGACTTAGGTGCTGGTAATGCAGTAGAGTTTATATTTGAATTAGTAGATGGTAGTACTAATCAAGTTTTAAGTGCTGGCAATAATCAGTTATTTGTAGGAACTACTACGATGACTACTAAGACAGTGCGTAACACTACTAACAGCGGTAACGCTACTTATACCATTACAGCTAACAATTGGCAGGGTGCTGCGATGTCTTATGGAGATGTCACTGACTTCCAGCCTCATGTGTATTTAGCACAAGCCGCACATCCTATGCTGGTGTATCATGAGTTACCTGTTTCTGGTAATCCTTTTAGTTCGCACGATAGCGGTACATTTGGCTACCAGCGTGTAGGAGATGACGCTAAGTTACCTTCTAATCACAGCACAGCAACATTCATGCCTAGCTGGGTAATTTCTGCTTATGGTAGAATCTGGTGTGGTGGTATCTCAGGAGACACTCA